CTGGGATTGAATGATATGGTGTGTGGGTTCGGACAGGTGGCACCTGGCTTGGGGCATCTACGCCTCTCGGGCCACTTCACTATGGGAATGCCGCAAGGACCACCACGCCCCTGTGTGCGGCTCAGGCACCACCTGCCACCCAACTGCTCTATGATACGGTTGAATATGTCTCTTTTCATTGCTCACTGACCTCGTGGGTATTTAAATATTCACGATGATGAGTGGTAAAGAAACGGCGGTGGTGTGGTTCAATGGTCCTTCAGCGCGTGAGCTACACTCGATACCACGCCAACCCCTTGAGATAGGCTGTAACTTCATAGAACAGCACCGTGACGTGGATCACGTGTGTGCCTATGATCGGCAAGTGATAGACATACTGGCCAAACGCCCAGATCCTGGTGTGCAATATTGGACAAGACGTGCCATGGCACGTGGTGGGTTCAATTTTTTTGATTCCACACACCAGTGCTGGGACTCCGGCACGCTGGCTGTGGTGTTGGCACATCATATGGGCATGACCGGCATACACGTAGTTGGCTGTGATTGGCATCACACCAATGACAGCATATTTGACCAGAGCTACACCTGGAGGCGGCACAAACCCAAGAAGGCCAGTCTTGCCAAATACAAATTACTTGAGAGGTTACATCCGCATATGCGGATCACGATAGTGACCGACACGCCATGGCGCATGGCGGTGGATTTCATGTCATCTGCTGATTTCTTGGATCGTGTTAACTGCTAGGCACTTCGGTGTTGTCGTCGAAGTATCTCCAGACGCCACCTGAGTAGTACGCGGGTTTTGTCACCGTGGAATCACCATCACTCATCATGGCCATCATGCCATCCGCGAGTCCCGTGACGGCATATGCGGCCGATCTCGTTATGGGATTGAGCTGAATGATGTCCTCTATCTGTACTATGCCAGTGGCCGGATCCAGTGTGAGATTGGTGGCTGAAGAACTGTTGATCTCATCTGGCATCTGAGCCGAAGGTACCTTGGTGTTGGCGTCGAGTGATGCCACCCCATTTGCCGTGGCCCTGCCATTGATCACATTCTGTAATTCCAGTAATGCGTTATAAATTTCTACCCTAGCCTCTGCCGGCGAATCATCGGCGCTATCCAGGTGTGTTGTGGTTACGTTTCCTACTGTTCCCCAAGTCATTGTTTTCCTCCTGTGTTATTTAAACTTGTTCCCACCTGCCCAACTGCAGATCGGTCACGAATTCCTTGCCACTGGTGTGCGACACCAGGCATTTCCATCTCCTACGCGCAAACAACCTGTATTGGTCCTTGACCTGTGCCGCGAACCGGACCCATGGTGCGATGTCTGGTCCCTCATCGCTTGTCCCGCCCGAGGTCTTGCTTACGGTTTCATCCACCTTGGTCATGTCATAGTGTCTGCTGTTGCTGGTGCCCTCCACGGACCTAAAGATTTCGTTATAGGCTCCCGATCCCACGAAGGTTTCACCCAGCAGGCTGTGTCCGATCAAAGGTATGCCGGTTATGGTGAAATTGCTGTTCTCTAAAGTGGTCTTGTACACGAGATTTGATCGTGGCCTAGATATGGCACCGTTGGTGATGGCACTGGTGGTCCTGGTGCCCGCCGATCTCCTCACGAAACCAGGTGGGATGCCTCCCGCCCAAAAAATCCTGTCATTGTCCGAGGAAACATCACTCACGAACCAGATGCGCCACGTGGCGCTGGTCTCATCACTGGCACTGGTATGGGTCACGCCCTGTAGTGCCAAGAACAACTGTATGGATCTGAGGTCATCATCCGCCATCACGCTGTCCGCTGAAATTGGTATGGTGATGGTGTTCGCGCTGTCCAATTCACCAAAACTCAAACTGTCGTCAGTGCCCTCTGTTGGTGGTCTGCCGTTGAGTCCATATATGGCCTTGATCTGTACCGCATCGGAACCGTCCGCCCTCACGACATCTGACACGCTGACGTGCAGTGTGCCATTGGTTGGCAGGTCGAGGTCAACGAAGATGCCCGCGGCATCGAGACTTCCACCAGTCTCTCCGGTGTTGTAGTTGTTGATCTCAATGGGATCACTCACATCACCACGAGGTGTGGTCTTGGTCTGAATGGTGTCCGCGATGGTGGGGAAACTGTTACCAGCCCAGTATTCTTTTATGGTCTGGTCCGCCTGTCTGTATGTGGGTAGTCCCAAACTGCCAATACTGTTGTTGTAAAATCCGCCAAAACCATAGATGCCAGTCCTCTGTATGGCCGGATAATATATCACGTCGGTGTTTGATTTGACATCCTTGATGTCAGCGAAAGGTGTGTCCCATGTCAGCAATTTGTGTCCAAGATCCTTGATGTAAGGTTCTCCTATGCTGTTCGGTGTGATTAGGTAACCCGGTGTGTGTAGTGCCAGATCAGTGGTCAATGACTTATTGACCGGATTGGTCAGTGCGGGATCGGAGTATAGTTCTATCTCGGTTGAGCTCAAAACCTTGGCATAGCGTATACAGTGTACCCTGAACGCATCGAATTCAAAACATGATCCAGTGGAACCCGTGCCCACGTTGGGATATGAACCGTAATTACGGAACTGCCCCGGTCTCATCATGACCTTGTCCCCGTCCGTGAGTCCATGTGCTGTTCTTGTGGTCACGATCATGCCGGCCGCGGCTGAAGTGTTCTCGTCGATGTCTTGGATCAGCACGGTGTTGCTGTTGGCCAGTCTGAAATCATGGTCAAATCTAGATGTCAGTCCTCCACTGCCCGAATAATCATATCCCGCTCCCTCATACACAGTAGAACCTGAATCACTTATCTCATAGTAAGGCAATCCCATGAAGAATCGCCTGTCGCTGTTGTCGGTGGTGACCACTTCCTGTTCAATGGTCTGTTGGTCGATGGTGTAAGAAATCTGTTTGATACCACGTGGCCTCATGCCTTGGTTATTGACACAGTTACCTGAATAGGTGTCCACTTTGGTGCTGTCAAGCATTGTCTGGCTTTCCGTGATCTGTTCCGGTGTGATATAACCAGCGGATGGCAACGTGAGGCTGTAGTTGGTGCTGTCGGTGGTTATCAAACCACTGCCATATGGTCCATCATCACTGGCGGTGGTTATTGGATTCAAGTCGGTGTCAAGGGCATGTATGCTGTTGGTGCCTGCGATTGGCATCCACTTGGCATATCCTGAAGGTGCGATTCCTACCTGCTGTGAGGCCGCGAAATCTCCACCCTGTCCATAGGCACACAGGAATCCATCTGTCGTGGCGATGTTGACATTTTTGAATCCGGTTATTGGCGTAGGGAAACTGATGTCTCCGGTTACCACTTCAATCTGACTTTTGGGATTTATCCACCAATAGGACCAATCACCCCAAGTCTGTGGTATAAGTTTCAACTGTCTGGGTTTTGGTGGAGAGACGTCCACGAATTTTATCATGGTGTTGATATCCCATCCACTGTTCTCGTAGAGGTTATTGTAATCAGAATTCACATCGTTGGGATCAAAATCTATCAACTGCTTGTCTGTGCTGGAAGTGTTGGCGTCCTTACGGATTTGGAATGCAGTGATATCAGTGCCCAACAAGTAGTCACCAGTGCTGTCTCCGGTGGTGTTGCCACCGATAACGAAATTGTTAGATGTGTTCCTGATGCCGGCACTGGCACTGGTAGTGGAATCCAGAACACCAGCGACATAAACTTTTATCTCACTGTTGCTGTACGTCACCCGCAATGATATGACATCATCCACGCCCACTGTGGCTGTGGACGTGATGCTGTTCAATGAAGAACCGTCATGGTAATAAAATTTAAATTTCCTGCTGGCATCGATGGTGCCCGCATAGTCAACAGTGCGTGTTGATCCATCATCGGTCAGTAATCCGCCCTCACCCGCCGCAAAGATCACACCCTCGTGGGTGATCTGGTAGTTGGTGGTTGATGTGCTACTTGAATTGATCCTTATACTGAGATCAATTGTCCATTCTGACCTATTGCTCAATCTCAGTGCGTCGGTGTAATTGATCCTTATGTAACCATTGTTGTCTTCAGCAAAAGTGAAATCGTTTGCCTTGTCAACCGCGGTGATCGTGAAATGTTCTCCGCTCCCATTACCGAGGTCATCCCATCTACCATAATCTGAAGGCCAAATTATGTTGTCTATCGCGTCTCTCCATCCAGAATTTATTGGCATTATATCTCTCCCGTGTCAGATGTTTGTGTTGTTTTCCTGTCGCCGATACCAGTACTGGTACTGCCACCACTGGATAACGTAGCGAAAGCGTCATCCGCATATTTCTTGAAGTATGGGAACACATTGTTCTCGAACTCACCACCATAGTAAGGTTTGTTGGTCACGGCCGTGGTCGTGAAACTGCTGAAAGTGCCGTTGGGTGATATGGTCCTCACACGCACCGAAAGTTTCTCACCAAACGCATAGAAAGATGTGTTGATGGTGAATTCCTGATTGCTTGTGGTGCCTAGACTGATATACTGCTGTTCCGCGTCTGTGTTTCTCTTTATCTGTACTTCATAACTGTTGTTGCCTGCGTTTATGTTTCCATCTTTCCAGGTTACCAATATGTCGGATCTACGACCTTGGTCTAACCTTACACCCACCACTGCTTTGTTCTTGGCCGTCAGCCCCTGAGGTGCCCTGAATATATTTGCAACTGGGCTGATTGTTGTTTCCCTACTAATGTATTTCTTGAATACCAGTAGGAAATCTATGTTGGTGGCCAGGAGATCACGATCATTGAAATTGTAATTGCCCACGTAATGTCGGAAGGCGGTTATCTCGATGTCACCGTATTGATCCATGGTCATGTGTTCTATCCTAAAGATATGGTCAAATGACAGTACAGAGGTGTTCACACGTATGAGATCACCTGGTGTGAGATTTGTGGCCGCCTCCGTGGTCTTGAAACTGATACGTTGTTGTTGCCTGCTCTTGGCAACTAAAACCTTGCCGAAATGGTATGCGTGGACTGGATTAACTATGCCGGCATTGGTCACATCGCCTTTGAGTTCAATACCGTTGTCTTCACGCTTGTATATGTCATACTGTGTTCCGCGATTGGGATACACCACGGCGTTGTTCTGAGATCTCTGCTCGATGTCGGTGAAGTTGACCTTGATCTCATTGAATGTGTTTTCAAGCGCACCTCCGGTAAGGTTTATAGAACCCACGATGTTGTCGTCTGTGAATGTGAATGTACTGCTGTTCTTTAAATCATTATCTGTGACTGTGTCATAACTGTTGTCTGGTGTGCCTGAGTTCTCTATGGTCAGTTTGAACTTGCCATTCACAAATGGCATGATTCCTCCCATGCTGGTCAGGATCCTGTTTATGTTCTGTAAATGCGTTATGCCTGTGTCTATGACGAATTGCCTGTAATAGACACTGTTATCATATCTCAATAGCGTAGATGCTATCTTATCATTCTTGCCCACACTACGTCTCAGTATCAGGTCTGGATATACATCTGTACCTGTGACTCCATCATAGACCTGTCCATAGAAATTTGTGGCGAACATGCTTCCAAAGGTGGTGTCCTCTGATCGTATCCTACCACAGGCAACCGCGGCATTGATGAAACTTTGCTGATCTATCTTGTCCAATGATATGCCGGCCCCGTATCTGTCATTAAGCATGTAGTCCAACAAGATCTCGACGGGGTTGCCAGACACATCATATCCGTCCTGTCTCGTGGCCGTGTGCGAATAAGAATTAGATGCGAAGGCCACTGTCCAGTCAGCCGGCGTTGGTGCGGTCTCGAAAGTGTCACCAGTGTCGTCAATGTCTGTGTCGAATTGGTATCCTATACTGCCTGGTGTTTTAAGTGCCTTGACCAGTTTTGGAACGTTCTTTCCTGGTGCCATGACCACGACCCTTGGCAGACTGGAAAATGGGTTGGTCAAATTATCGCCATTCTCATCTGTGATCTCATCATTGGTCCAAGTAAACTTGAGGGCAATGTATTGAACACCACGTAGTTGGTTTGTGTTATCCCATCTGTCTGATTCCTTCAATAACGATGATGCCGGTTGGTCATCACTGCCATCGAACAATTGGAATTCAACCCTGTTCTTGAATGCACCGGTCTTGACTTGGTATATTGGTGGTTGTGTGCCACCCTTGCCTCCAAACCTTGGAAAACCATCACCACGTATGTTGCTATTTTTGGCATAGTAGTTGTCTAGGCTCCTATTGACATCCGTGGTGTATGATGATATCACCGCCGGTCCATTAAGGAAATTATTTTCACTGATGAAAACATCTTTAGGCGTGGCCGTAATGATGTCACATATGGTATCATCTATGGTGAGATTGAATAGGCGAGAGCCAGCATTGTCATCCTGTGTCATGCCCAAACCTATCACACCACACATGTAAAGATATTGGTTCTTGTCGCCAGCGGTATCCACAAACACTGTCTTCAATCCACGCTCAACATATTTTCCATAACACACGGGGATCGCGCTGTTGCTGGGTGTGAAGTCAACGGATGTGGCTTGATCTATTGCAACTGAACTATCAACTGAGATATCTGGGATATCAAACCCACCAGTGAATGGACTGAGGGCAATATTGATCACCGCTTTACCAACGTCAGTGACGGTGTCTATGGTTTTGTCAATAACCTTTTTGCCTGCATTAAAAACCTGGTCCTTTTTTCTTTGGACCCAACTGCCGATACCCATTACTGTTTACCCCATTGTAGATCTGTCAGTGTCTCCGTTGTGTATTCAAAACCTTGATCATTTCGAAACACCGTTTGATGGCTCTGTGTGCTAGCGAATCCATAGATAGTGGATTTTTCAAAGGCACTGAATGGACCACCGCATTCCAATCTGAAATCTGCTGTTTCTAGATTATTTGATAGAGAGAAAGTGTTTACAAATCCTTCGAACACAAGATACACGTTGTCGGTGCTGAAAGCATATGATTCATCTATTATCACCTTTCTAATAGTGACTTTTGCTCCAACGAAATTGGCATTTAATATAAATTCGGCATTACTGAGATCAACACCAGTAAACATCAAAGACATTTTTTCGTTTGCGGCATTGGTCTGTTCTGTGATGGCGCTATGTCCTAGGTATCCTGAGTTGGCATTATAAATGGTTGAATCATAAGTGAGGTCAACGTCACAATTGGTAAAATTTAGAAAACTTCGTGTCTCGTCATCCAACCTGAATAATCTTTCACCGTCCTGGGCGGTTATGCTAACCAGGTCAACCACCCTCCTGGTTGTTGCGGCCAGTGCCGATTGTGCTGTTGTAGAAAGATTTCTCGTCACTACAATGCCTCCGCCACATCTAATTCATATTCATAAACGTTGTCCACACCTAATTTGAATTCCTGTGCGTCATTGGCGAATCGCACTGTTAATGGCACATTTTCAGTCACGGTGTTGGTTGAGGAAGATACCTCTGTCAATAGATTTGGGAATATGTCTATCGTGTTGGCCACACCATTTACTAGTGTGACATCTGCTGTCAGCATGTACACTTTGTTATGGTTGGCGAATTTTATAATGTCTCCTGATTTTAATGTGCCTGAACCTGAGGGGGTGATGGTTATTGAATTATCACCAACGGCCGCTGTTGTGGTAACTGGCAATTTTGTACCATCGTTTGAGAATGTTCCGTTGCTTGTCCCTATTATAGGAGGCACCACAACAAAGGTGTCAAAAGTTCCACGTTGTTTGCTTATGAATGCTGTGATAGGTCCAAACTGATCCCTGGTCAAAGGCACACTCTTTAATGTAAAACTCCAAAACTGACCACCTAGGTCCTTAGTAAAACTTTTATTTGTGAGTGTTGTTGTTATCAAAGTGTTTGAATTACTCTGCCAATTGATAGATTCAAAATTTGTTGTGGGAAACGTTCCTGACATTACGCAAATCTCCTTCCTTGCCTGTTCATAGCATCACTTATAAGATTAGTTATTAGTCCACGCCTGCTGGCCAGTAAAGAATCAAACCCAGCGGCGTCAACCGCGTTGATGTTGAAGTTGATCGTGGTCTCTCCCATCCTACTGCCTGATGCCTCGTTGGACACAACAGTGCCCGCGGTGTTGGGCACGAACAGTTCCGGTCCACGCTCACCCACTAGGTAAGCACCACCGGTGCCCACGTTGCCACCCATGGCCCTTGCTCCACGGTAGCCTATGGCACCACCATTGGCCTTGCCCTTGCTGTTGCCGTATCCGATGGCACCACCGTCCGCGGCACCTCCCAATAGCATCAGCAACAATTTGAGT